ACCGTCGGGCATTACTCAATCTCCCGAATTCGAAAATACGCGGCCCATAGCTGCAACTCGGACAAGGTCAGGTGTTTGACCTCGCCGAGCGTCTTGCCGAGGCGATCCGCAACCCGCATGAGCAGCATCAGGTTTGGATCGCCTCGGAGTTTTTTTCCGCGTCCTTGGCGTCCTCGACCTTGGGCATGGTCTTGACGATCTCGGCCGCCAACGCCGTGATGAGAGAGGGCCGCGCGGTGCGCAAAAGCTGGTCCTCTTCCGGCGCGACAAACAGCGGCTTGCCGTCCTTGTCGGTCGCCTTGGCGACGATGACGCGGACCGAGCGGGCATACTGCGCGCGCGGCGCGCCGGGCCCGAACACGGCGTCGTAATCCGCTGCGGTCCAGGGCCCCCAATACACCGTCGCTTTCCAGGCCTCGACGGCATAGCTGTGGCGAACGGCAAGCTCGCTCGCCCACTCGGCCGACGCAATGTCGGCCAAGCGTTGCGTGACTGCTGGCATGGTGACGTTTTCCTTTGTTGGTTTGTGATGCCTGGCGACGTCGTTGCGTCGCTAAAGCGACTGCAGTCGCCTAGTTGTTGGTCCGAGTCAGAACGCCCGTGCCGTCGAACGACACGCTCTTGGTGAGCTTGCCGTCAATCGTGCCGCCGTCGGTCACGTTGGTCACGATGATCGTGCCGGACCAATACTTGAAGCCGGCGCCGTCGCCCTGCGGATAGAGCTTGAAAGCGACCTGCGCGTTCGCGACGAGCAATTCCTGGCCGTCGGCGTCGCTCGGGTCATAGTTGACCGTCACCTGCCCCGACCATTCCGTCAGGGTCGCCAGCTTGACCTTTGGCTGCGGCGTCGTCGCGCCCTTCACCATGGCGGTGGCGTCGACGTTGTCGCCCTTCTGCTGCATCTGCCACGACACGAGCTCGCTCAAGTCGCCCGACGCCCCGATGACGGCCGCGCCGCCGTAACCCGCGATAGCGGTCATTTAGTCCCCCTTGGTTGCGAAAGTGAGGCCCGACTACGCGGGCTGTGTCGGCGTCGCCGCCGCGGTGCGGTAGATGCCGCGCCAGGTCATGCCGACACGGCCGGCCCGCTTGTCGGCCGGTTCGGTCGGAACATCGAAGTCGGTCGACTCCAGAATGAAATTTTCGAGCAGGCCGCCGACGCCGACCAGAGCCGGCACGGTCGGCAGCACGGCCTCGACCTCGACGCATATCTGGTCGAGCACGTCGTCGGGCGAGTCCTCGGCGACGCGGCACACGCCGACCACGAAAATCTTGAGCTCGCGCGCGATCTTGCGCGTCGCCGGCGTGCCCATGCCGTCGCCCGCGCTGCGCTCGGCGCGCGTGTAGACCAGCAGCGCCGGCAGCTTGGCGTCGCCGCTCGGCGAACGCCGCGACTTGAACACGTTGTCACCGGTCGTCGGCAGGCCGACCAGGGACGCCGCGACGACGTCGCGAATCTGGCGCCGCACATGCAAGTCGGTCATGCCGTCGCCTCAAGATGAATCAGGGTCAAGCCGGTGCCGTCGGGCAGCAGCGAGCGCACGCGCCACGGCGTCGGGATCCCGGCGACCGACACCGCGTCGCCCTCGTCGGCGCCTGGCGGCAGGTCGGCCGAGCGCACGGTCACGCGCGGCACACTTTGCAGGAACGGCGGCGCCTGTTCCCACACGCCGCCCTCGACGGTCGGCGAATCGAACAGGCCTTGCAGCGTGACCGGCGCGGCGCCGATCTTCGTGTAAGTCACGACGCGACCAAAATCGTCGGCCAAGAACACGGCCAGGTCGTCAGACGTCTCGACGGTCACGCTGCTCGTCCCTTACTGCGCGGTCGTCGGCGCGGGCGCCGGCGTCTGCAGCGATTCGGTCGAGGCCGCCGGCGCGACGGCGGTCGCTTGGTCGGCCGTCGCCGGGGCGGGCGCCGTCCCGGTCATGACCGGCGCCGGCGTGCCCTCGCCGTCGACCTTGGACGGGATCCCGATGAGCGCACCCTCGGCGGCGAGCTTGCCGCGGCCCGATTCGAGCAGGTAGTCGCGGGCGAGCTCGCCGACCTCGACAACCTCGCCAATGACGCGGTGCGCGCCCTCGACCAGGCATTCGCCGACGATCTCGACCAGGTGCGTCGCCTTGGCGACGATGCCCTTGCCCTCGACGAGGGCGCCCGCGGTCGCGGTCGTCAGCCCCTCAACGACGGGCTCGCCGTCCGCCGGGCTCACTGCTGCACCGTCCTCGCGGCGTCTTTCGCGCGCCGCGTCGCCTCTGCCCGGGCCGCTACATAAGCGTCCTCGTCGACCTCGACGGCACGACCGGCCGCCAGGTAATTGCCGACGGCGCCCATATCCCGGTCCGATTCCTCGTCGAACGCGAGCACCGTGCCCTTGTCGACGTGCTGGCCCTTGTGCGCCGTATCGACCAGCGTCTTGAAGTAACGCATTTTCCCTCACTCGTTTGGGTTTCAGAAAACTCAAAGGGCGGCCGAGGCCGCCCTTTGAGTGCGCGTGCACGCCGTAGCGCGCCCGTTCGGTTGTGTCTGGCGAGCGTTAGCTCGTCAGCGCGTCGAGCATCGCGGCGAACGACGCCGCGCGGCGCACGGCGATATCGAGCGACATGAACGCATGCACGCGCACGTCGCCGGCGGTCGCGCCCTGGTACGGGTTGACCAGGATGTCGAGCACACCCCATTCGCCGATCATGAGGTCGGCCCAATTGCCGAAGAAGATCGCCGAGCACACGCCGCTCGCCGTGCCCTTGGTCAGGGTCGACGACACCTGGTTCGTGGCGCCGGCCTTGTAGCCGTTCAACTGGCCCATGCCGTTGCTCATGGGCGTGTCCGGCCAAATGAATTGGCCATAGCCGCCCGACGTCTTGTCGGTCGTCTTGAGCTTGCCGCGCACCGACGGGTTTGTCAGGTAACCCGTGTTGCCGATGGCCGCGTTCGCCACCGCGACGGCGGTTTCGAGAGCGACGATATTCGGCCAGGTCGGCGCCGCGCCGTTTGTCCCGCCGGCGACCGAGCCAATGCCCGAGGTCGCGGCGATGCCGGTCGGCTGGTTCGACGAGCCGCTGCCGTGCAACGCCGCCAGGTCGGCGGCGATGGCCAGGATTTCCGACAGGTCCGTGCGCACCAGCATTTCGACGTCGAGTGACGACTGCTTGAGCAGGAGTCGGCTCATGTCGACATAGCCGGCGACCGTCTTGGGCGACATGGTGACCTGCCCGAACGTCTGGTTCGACCCGGTCGGTGTGCCGGACTCACCCACCCAATAGGCCGTGCCGGCGGCGGTCATCTTGGGGAATGCGACGTTGCCGACCAGGCCGGTCAGCACGCGCGCGCCCATGGCGCGGGTCATCATCTGGTTGCGCAGCAGGTCGATGAAATCGACCAACTCGGTGGCCACGGTGTAGCCGCCGAGGCTGTTCGTTCCAACCGCCAGGGTCGACCGCTGGCCGGCCATCTGCAGGCCGCGCTCGTCGACCGGCTTGAACTTGGCACGCTGCGCGTCGAGCGGCACATAGAAGCCCTGCGCGGGCTTGCCGAGCCGCTTCTCGATCTCGGCGTGCGCCTCGACCTCGAACGGCGCGACGTCGCGCGCGTTGCCGCCGTCGATCTTCTGACGCGCCTGCGCGGCGATCAGCTTGACGAACGAGAAAGCCCGCGCCTCCTTCTCGGACAGGCCGAGGTCGGTCTGCGGCTTTTCGAGCGCGGTGCCGGGCGACAGGTTTTCGAGCATGATGCCGCGGAACGCCGCGAGGCTCGTGCCCTTCTCGACGTGCTCCTGCGCGAGCGGCCCCTTGTTGTGGCGCTGGCCGAGCGCAAGAATATCGGCGATGCGCTGCCGCTCGGCCTTGGTCGCCTCGGTCACACCCTCGGCGCGTGCGCGCTCGGCCGCCTCGCGCTGCTCGCGCTCCTGCCGCTCCTGCCGCTCCTGGCGCTCGCGCGCCTCACGCGCCTCGCGCTCGATACGCTGCTGTTCGGTTTCCATGTTCTGATTCCCCTGGTTGCTGCTGCGATGGTTGACACGGACCTCGCGCCCGTCCGGCGCGTCGCGCCCGACGCCGACAGTCATGTCGGCCGGGATGGCGACGTAGGACGCTTCCAACGGCGTCCACTTGGCGCGATAGGTCGGTTCGGCGTCGCCGTCGTTATCCGGGTCGCCGTCCATTTCGACGAGCGTCAACTCGTTGATCTGGTAACCGACGGAAATGTTGACCCGGATACCGGCCGCGGAATCCTGCATGACCTGCTCGGCGAGCGGCGAGGTCGAGAAGCGCGCCAGCGCCCGCAAGACCTTGTCGGTGCCGAGCCAGGCCTTGACGATTACGCCGATGACTTGGCCGGTGTCATGATCCAGGAGCAACGGCGCGCGACCGCTCGACAGCCAGCCGAGGTCAACGTCGCCGGGCTCATGGCTCAGGATCTCGATACCCCACCACCGTTCGACCGGCTGCTCGCTCGAAATGGCAAGCTCGACGGTGCGGTCGGCGAGGTTGACGGACTCGCGCTTGGTCAGCGCGGAAAGGAACTGGCGCCCGATCTTGAGCTTGTCGGGCACGGGCTTTCGGTTGCTCAATTAGGCCCCCTGGTTGCTGGTCGATTCGTTGGCGGCGAGCGGGTCGTCGGCCGGCGCCGGCGGCCCGAGTTTCGGGTCGCCGGTGCCGAGCGGGATGTCGTATTGCTCGGCGAGGTCAAGCTCGCGACGGCGCTCGCGGAACACGTCCTCGATATCGACGCCGCGCTCGTCGCAGACTTGCGTGAGCGACTTGACGCCGAGGTTCACGGCCTGCGCGTCGGCCGTGATATCCTTCTGCGGGTCGACCCAGCCCCACCCGCGCGGGCGCCATATCGCGGCGTCGAACTTGTCGCGCTTGGACGGCGGCAGGTTGAGTGCGCCGGTCAGCAAGCTCATGTCGAGCCAGGTCGAATAGACCCGCTTGAGCAGCCGGCTAATCAACCAGCCCTGTATGAGCTTCCAATATTCCCGGTCGTCGAGCTCGAAATGCCGCTGCGTCGAGAAATTGATGCCCTCGCCGTCCTTGGCGAGTGAGTTGTAGCCGACGCCGAGGCCGGCCGATGCGCCGCGCAGAATGGTTTTCATGAACGCGCCGAAATTGCTGTTCGGATGCTGCGGGTCATACGTCTCGACCTTGGCGCCGGCCGGCAGGCGTCGCCATTCGCCCGGCTGCACGTCGAACACCTGGTCGCCGTCGCCGTCCTGCGAATCGCCTTGGACCTCGCCGTCGGCTTCCTCGGTGATAAAGCCCGCCTTGCTGGCGCCGAGGCGCGCCGCGACGAGCTCGGCCTCTTCATAGCCGCCGGTCATCTGCAGCCGGCGAATCGCGGTCCAGGCCCACGGCGCGCCGCGCGCATCGTCGACGCGGTCGGGCACGAACAGGTGAATCATATCGGCCGCGTCGATTCGCTCGTACCGGGTCAAGCCCTGCCAGGTGCCGAGGTCGTCGCCGGGATGGCGCGTCAGGACGTGATAGGCGACGGCGCGCCCCCATCGGTCGCGCTCGACGCTCATGCGGATCTCAGTGTCGGGCCGCTTGGTCACGCCGCCATAGCCGGCGCCGAACGCGACGTTGAGGTTTTCGTCGAGCTGGTCGGCCTCGATAAACTGCAGGGCAAAGCCCCACTTGTTCGGGAAGCCGCGGACCAGGCGAATCAGTACCTCGCCGTCGCGTGGCACGGTGTTCAACGCCATGTGTTGAACCTCGGCCAGCGTATAACGCCCGCAAACGGTGCACTGGTCGCTCGTCGCCCAGGCGTCGAATTGCTTTTTGAGATAGTCCGAATCGGCCTGGTCGAGCGTCTTGCCGTCGTCGCGCATGGCGCGCACGGCGCATTTGATGCCGTCGGCGCCGAGCACTTTCTTTCGCAGGATGCGTAGGAACTCGCGCATATAGTCGTTGTTCTCGGCGAGCGAGCGCGAGCGCGCCCGCATGACGCGCAGCGCCGGTCGCAACTCGGCGTTGCCCGAGCGAATGAACGCCGCGAAATCGGCGGTCAGGTTGTCGACGACGCCGGCGTTGAACGTGCGCGAGCCGAACCGGCCGACGTTGCGCGACACCGGCCGCGACTGCAGTCGCGGCTCCTGGCGCTCACGCGGCGCCGGCACGGGCTGCCGGGCGAACGCCGACAGAATCGGCAAGTCATCGAACCATGCCATTTAGTAGGACCTCGGGAACGGCGAGCGGGCCAAGGGAGCAAAGCGCGTGCGGATCACGCGCCGGCTGCGCTGCCCCTGGTCGAGGCGCGCCTTTTCCCGCTCGGCGCGGACCTCGGCGCGATAGTCGTTTCGGATCTTGAGCAGGTCGGCGTGCGGGATGCGCTGCAACTGGCGCATCGAACCGCCGACGCTGATTTGATATTGCAGGTCCGACGCCGTCGCGCGCTTCTCGATGACCGCCTCGATAGCGTCGAGCACCTTTTGCGCGTGACTGCGCTGGTCGCCGGCCGTCGCGAGCGAGGCCTGCACGACCATCGTGCCGCGGCCCACTTCGAACAGCGTCGTTCCGTTGTCGTTGGTCACGTTCGCCGACCAGGCATAGGAGCCCGGCGCGATGGCGGCCGTCTGCGCGACCGTGCGCGTGACCAGGAAGCCGCCGCCGTCGGCCGTCGCGTCGAACGTGAACGACGCGCCGGAGTTGGCGAACAGATAGCGCAGCGTCCAATCGGGCGACGGATAGTCGACCAGGTCGTCGCGTCGCCATTGCCAGGTCGTGCCGGCCGACACCTTGTCGGGCTCGCTGCTCGGCGGTTGGGCCGTCATCGTGTCCCTTTCACAAACGCCAAGAGGTCAGCCAGGAACCGCCGCGACGCACCCGCGGTTGGGGCGCGGGTCGTCGCGACGGTTTGGGCGCGGGAGCGGA